TATCGTTAACAGCTGCAATTGTATCATATTCTTTTCCTAAATTGTCTACCGCAAAATTATTATCCCACTTGCCACCAAAAAACTCCATTGCAAAATCATTCTGCTCTTGTTCAAGAATAGATTCTGCTTTGGAAATGTTAAAAGCAAGTGCATTTAGTTTAGTCTGAACAGATCTATGTTCTTGTAATTCAGCTTCGGTCTTATCAGCCTTAGACGCTAAACTGTCGGCCTCTTTAGTTAAAGTAGATAGTTGTTCCCACTGCTTACCTAGACTTTTGTTAAGATTGATAATCCGATCTTGTCGTTTCTTTTGAGTTGCGTCTTTTACATCCTGAATATTTTTAGCGTTTGCATCACGCATCTTCGCTTGAATCTCAAGAAGTTCAATCCTTTCTTTACGAACAGCTGCACCAAAGGCTCTATCGCCCATTGTCTTCTGTTCCTTAGCCTCAGCGTCTTGTGCCATTTGACCAAGCTGAGCAAGCCTTCCTTCAATATCCAAAGCTTGATTGTCGGACGTTAGTAATTTCTCTCTAAACTGTAAGCTGTCATCGTTAAACGCAGACAACATTACATCGTCTGCGGTTTCTCGTCTGGCCTTCTGACCGTACAGTTCAAACCCATATGATGTTTGTCTAGCTTGTTCGAGTAGATAGGAACTAGTTTGACCTTCACCGTCAGAATCAATATCGTATCCAACAATATCTTTAACACCTTTTTTGTATTCTGAGATTTGAGCATCTACTGAATCGAAATCATTAATGGCTGATGCGTGATCAATGCCCATCTTGGTTCTTGTCTCAAGATCCTCTAGTAGCTTCTTCTTTTTATTTCTCTTATCTTCAATATCGTAAGATACGAGTTCTGTTCCAAACTGAGCAACTGATTGTCCAATGGCACCCCAGTCAATTCCTTGACCAACGCCAACGACATTCTCTGGAAGCTTAACTTGTGTTTCTTGATATATTGGTTGATTAGGGGGATTTAGAAATACCCCCGGTCCTTGCATTTCAATCATCTAAGTAAGTCCTCTATAGATAGGGAATCAGCTAGCATCTCTTCACCAGAGGCAAAGGGATCTATCTCAGCCCGTCTGTTAAAGCCCTGTTGAACAGCAGCTGGAATATCTTGCTTTGGCATTGCTCCTAAGATTGTTGACCACTCAGATACATCCATGTTTGGTAGCATCTGTAGGCCAGCACCTGTTACCGCTCTGTTGTTCATTTCCTGTGTTGCGATACCAGTATCTAGTCCATCAACCACAGCTCGTTCAAACAACGGCTTAGCCATCTTCGTAATGATTTCTGTTTCTGGACCAAGCCCAACACCGCCAGCCTCTGCCGAATTCGTTAATGCAAATGCTGGGTGAATAGAACCATCCTTATTCATAGTTGCAAAGCGACCATCAACAATAGACGCACTATCAAGTAGACCCATAAGCTCTAACTTAATCATGTCATCTACGTGAATCTCAGCTGGAACGTCTGGATCTAATTGATCAAACCCAAAGTTCTGAATCTTATTTTCAAGAACCTTGCGATATGCAAGCTGTGACTTGCTTAGGTTTTGTGACGTTACTTCTTGTTCTGTGTTTGCTAGTTCTGGAGATAGCTCTTGGTTTAACCACGACGGTGCCTTGGTCATTGTGTTTCGTAAAGACGATTCCCGTGCAGCTGGATCGGTTGGCTTCTTAACTTGAGACCGTAACCAATCCTTAGCTTGATCGGGATTGCCGGGAAACTCCTGCTCAGCTTCAGACCAAAACTCATCAGCGTTATCTGAAGAGACATCCTTAAGAGAGTCTTGGTACCACTTTTCGAAGGCATCAAACGGATCGTTATAGATAGACTTAAAGATATCCTTACGCTTCTTTACACGATCTAATGTGTTGGTCTTCTTCTTTGCAGCTGTTAGACGTTGCGTTTCTGGTTGTTGACCAGTAGCAATTTCAAACAGCTTCTGTAGTTTGTTTTGATTAAGCATTATGATCCCGCCCTATATGCGCCGATACCAGCAGATAGACCAGACATGAGTCCAGTAGCCAAGCCAGTTGCCATAATGTTTGAGGACGAATTAACAATACCGCCCGTTGTGTTTAAGAAAGCCATCTGCTCTGGAGCAGCTAGGTTTCTTTGTCCCAAGATGTTCTCTCGTTGTGTAGAAATATCTTGCATTGTGTTCATATAATTAACTCGCATATTCTTGGACATCTTCTGAGCTTCCGTTGCCGCTTGTCTGAGGGTTGCCCGAACAGAAGCAGAGTTCAACGAAATACCACTAGAGGATGCAGAAGCTAATGCCTGATCTGTAACTTGACGAGTTTGCTTGCTAAGTTCTGACGTGGCATTCTGATATGACTTGGTGCCATAGTACTGAGCTGCCACAGCTTGTTGCAATGACGAGCGTTCTAATGCTCTATTCGTATGGTACTGAGCTTGCCACTGTCTGAGAATGTTTCTATTTTGTGATTCATTAGCCCAACGATTCTGAAAGTTCTGTTGGTCTTGTTGCATCTGCTGGGCCATAGCCTGAGCGTTTGCTTGAGAAGCTCCGCTCATTCCGCTTAAGATTCCAGATCCAGCGGCTAGACCACCGACGATTGCTGCCGTAAATGGAGGCATATTATCTCCTGTAGAAATTATCAATTATAGAGCCGTGTCGTTTATTGACACGCTCTTGTGCTTCAACGATACCCCGATACTTCTCACCAAGTAGACCAACAATACGCTTATTGCTGAGCCATTCCTTGACGGTATCACGGTGTTCTCTGTCTACGTTTCTTTGGATAATCTCATCTGGTGTGATTACCAGATTGTCTACCCAGAGTTTTACAATACTGGCGAGAACGTCAACACGGTCATCGTGCTTTAACGCTCCCCGCTTATTTTGCATTCTTGAGATTTGGATTTGTGTTTCCTTTGATCGAATAGCTTCGGTATCAAAGATCAATCGGTGTTGAGACATTACAGGCTCTAGTGTATCTAGGATTCTTTTCTCTTTAGCTCCAGATACCTTGAACTCTTCAATCGCAACACGACCACAGATTCCATATACGATAGGTCTAAGCAGTGACGTAAACATACCGTCTCCGTAGTTTGCTTCGACCATGATGGTTGATACTTGATATTGATTTGCAATCTTTGCAATTCGACCCAAAGTAATATCATCATAGCCACCGGGTAGACCATCCAGTTCGTGGATGACAATGTATCCATTCACGAAGGATGCCACACAGTAAGCCGTTTCGTCTGCACCACGACCAGAGGGGTCGATACACAATCTGGTATCAACATACTTGGTCATCGTAGCAGATGCCCACATAGGGCCATACAATAGATCTCCATTCAAGCCATAGCTAGGAATGTCTAGTGGCTTGTTTCTTGCCCACACGACCTTCTCTGGGAACACCTCTGGAGATACATCCATGACAACAAGATCCTCAAGCTTTAGAGGATGCTTGCTGGCATCGCTAAGGGATGGGTCAAGCAAGTAGTGCAAAGCAAACTGCCGTGGTCCAATCTTAGCTAGACGTTCCTCTAGAATGTGCTGAGGAAAGCGCATGGGATCTACAGTATCTCCGGGTTGTCCCTCAAGATCAGAGATGTATTCGTGACAGTGTAACCACTGAGACTCAATCTCTGGATCTGGAATTACAGCAGGAAACTTTACAATCTCATAGGGTAGACGTAGATAGATTGAATCCGTACTTTGATACGTACCCAAGAATACAATCCTACCGTATGGAACTGGGTTTCTAATCTGTTCTAATTCTGTTAACTTATCTAACAACTTCTGTCGAGCTTGAGGACTGTCGGAGTTCTTCTCAATCTCAATATCATCAGCCAACACATAATCTGCGTGGCTACCTGTAATTTGTCCTGTGATACCTTTGGCATAACAAGACAAGTCCTGACCAACCTTATCCCGAATACCAACATTAAAACCAAAGGCTGAGTCTTTATCATGTTCCTTTGGAAGTAGGTGTTTCATGTAGGGTACTAAACTCAGGATCTGACGAACCTGAGAAATAAACTTGATGGCCTTGTCCTGTGTTGCAGACAAGACCATGATTGTTGTGTTTGGGTTGTTTAACAATAACCACGAAGCATACATAGCAACGATGGTTGACTTGCCAGCACCACGACCAGCTTGGAGCTGCATATCCTTGGGGCCATTCTGTACACACTCAGCGATTGCATACTGAAGTGGGCTTGGCTCACCAAGTCCTAGGTACTTCATACAAAAGAAGCAATGATTTCGAAAGTCTTCTAAGACTTCATCTGGTACTTGCATGAGTACCTCCTTTCAAATAGGAGGGTAGACCTACCGATCTACCCTCCCGTAGCGAAATTCCCGGCGCAATTGATTGCCCGGTAGAGCGGCCATAATACACCAGCCTATCATAGCGGGTGCGGCCAATATAGACTAGTCCCAGCTTGCGCTGTCTATGCGGACTAGGCTTGTTTCTTGAGCTTAAAGGGAGATAGTCCCTCTAAGGTTTCAGCCCTGACGGCTGGAATTGTGTCTGATTTATTATCTGCAACTACCCGTGCAACTACTTGATATAGTCCAGGTGATCGCTTATCGGGATCGCTAAGATCTTCAATCAGACAATCAATGAGAAGATCCTTTAGTGTATTGATTCCCTTGTCCATGTGTCACTTCTTTTTCTTTTTGTTCTGGTATCGCTCAAGAAGGCGGCGACCCTTTGAAACCGCAGAAGCTTTATCACCATAGTGATTCCATGCCTCTAGGCTTAGCTTGAGTCGGGTCTTACGTCCCTTCTCATCCTTTAGTGGTCCAGCTGCAGAACCCATTCTAACTAAGAATGAACCCTGTCTACGCATTTCCTCTGGTGTCTTTGGCGCACGGCCAACAGGTGCCTTTAGGTTTGATCCAGTTGCTCTGTTATATTTGTTTCGACCAGCTTGGGTAAGACCACCCTTTGGATTCTTATCCTTCTTGGTCATGGAGACTGATGGTTTCTTTGGCATTACTTCTTCTTCTTCTTGTAAACCTTCTTTTCCTTCTTTTCAAAAGCCTTGGATTCTGCCTTTTCGTGCTTCTTTCCATGCTTCTTAAATTCGGACTTCATTGAGTGGGTTTTCTTCATTTCTTTTTCCTTTTCTTCTTTGGTAATGCCTTGATGTTTGACGTTTCCTTAGCCCATTTCTTAGCCGTCTTGGGCATGGTTGCAAACATAAATCTTTGCTGTGCTTTGCTTTTAAATGGCATTAGTTTCCTCTATACTTTGCCGTTTTCTTTGCAATGCTTCGTGGCTGCTTGACGAACTGCTTACCAGCTTTTGTACCAGCCCTCTTAGCTGCAGACGTTGCTGCATACTCAGAGGAGGACAATGCCTTAATAGCCTTGGCTGGAAGATAGCGTTCACCTGTTTCCTTGGAAGGCTTTCCAGACTTGGTTCGCCAATCTTGCTTAGTCCACTTTGCTAAAGAATTACTTGATGATTTAGGTCCACGGTATGTTCCACCGCTTTCCTTATAAAGCTTTGTTGCAAGTTGTGCCTTACGTGCAGACCACTCTCCGGAATCTCCTCCCTTGGAGCCAGCCTTTACCTTAGACACAATCTTTTTCCACTTAGTTTCGTTGGATCGCTTTGCAGAAGACATTACTTCTTCTTCTTTGGTGCCTTCTTCATAGGCTTCTTCTTAGTAGCGGCCTTAGCCATTGCCATACCCTTAGCAGTATATGGGAATTCCTTCTTTCCAACCTTAGGCATCACTTGCCTCCCTTGAAAAGCTTTGCAAGGGCAGTGATTGGAACAATGTGTGCGGCAATGTAGCCGACAACTAAAGCAAGACCAGCAAACCAGATGCTGCCAAGTAACGATTCGAATGAAGCTAAAATCATTTGTTTTTCCTTATGGTGCGGGATCGCTTACGGGCCAGTAACCAAGACCTTGCATCACGCCTTTGTGAATATGCTTTTGAATTGCGTAACTGTTGTGGTAGATCAAACTTTGATATACGTAACCGCAATCCTGGAAATAATATAACCA